ACCCAACTCATCCAATTCGAAACCGTACTTCGCGTTCGATATCAGATCGGATACATATGTGATCCAAGTGTCGTTCGGGTCTGCAACAAAATCATTATTCAGTGTGGATCTACAATCCGCAGCGACAACCGGAGCTCGCACATGTTCTCGAACTAACCGGTATGCCGCGGACATAATATTATCGCCTTTCAGCAGAGAATATCCAAGAGGAGGAGGATTCTCTTTCAGCTCTAGCAAAGGTGTGTATGCGTCCATCGTGACATTACGCACCTTGCCGTTAAAACTTGACGAAGGCGTTTGGACTAGGAAAGTACCCAGCGGATGCTTTTCCGTAAATCCATTTTGAACCGTGACTAGATACGCTCGAATGTAGCTTTCACCAACTGATTCGGTAATATCTATGGTCGCGGAACCAAGCGTCTCCACACCGAGGTCTCTTGTGATGGTGCATGATTTGACATTAGTTAGCTTATCAACATCCTTCCACGTATTCGGATCAACCGTGTAATACTCGAAAGTTTGTTGCATCGACGATAACCAATCGACCATGTCACACACCTCCCTCGACGCGAGTTACATCAAGAGTGACCGGAATTGTCAAGTCGCTGTGTTTCTGACTGAACGATACTTTAATGTTCGCCCAGTAACCACTACCAGACGGTTCTCTGACATATACGTCACCCATCCACATGGCCAGTCTACGAAGACCATACAGTGTTTCAACATCTTTTTTGTCAATTACAACGCTCCAGGAAGCTTTCTGACCTCGCTGAGTACCATAGTAAGTGACAGGATGTTTTCGACCGATGTACTGAACCATCTCGACTTCGGGATCGGTATTGTCAGAAACATCGATGTTGTAAGGGAGTCTCAGCATCGAACCGGACCACTCTGGCTCTGCTAATTGAGCATCCTCCGACGCTTCGAAATTAGACCATGCCTCATCCCATTGGATAACTACAGCCGAACCATTCACGGGGACTGCGGGCAGGTCGTAATAACTAACCGCGCCGGTTTCCTTAGAGGTAGCGACGATTCTATACCGTGCAAAATCTAAGGCGGGATGCGGGTCGGTTACTACGGTACTATTCGCTCCGTCGAGCAACGACGCTATTTCAGTAAAGCTTCCGTCGAACTCTCTTCTATAAACTGACAAATAAACGTCGGTTACAGGAGTTATGACTTCTACTTCGCAGTAATGTACTTCATCGCCTTCGGCGGTAACGCCTTTGTATACTTGCTCGCCTGTGGTCGTTGTCTTACCCTTGACAACTTCGCCGTATACATAGTCGAGAACCGTTTCGGTTGTCAGATATGAACGACCGCTCAACTCAACCTGACGACGCTCCATTCTACGGTCGTCGCAATATGGCCTTATTGAAGCGGTCAATACATCCGTATCAATACCGACTTCGGCGTTCGGAGAATATCCAACTTCAACCCAACCGACCGTAAACTCCAGAGAAGCCTCCGCTGTGAGTCCGGAATCCATAGATACAGTACAAATAACTGTGTAGCCGACATTGTTCTCCAAATCAATATTTCCGGCGGAAAATTCAACCAGTAGGTCTTGTTTAACGTCGATATATTTGGAATACACCTGCTCGCCAGCGTTAACCATTTTGAAGTTACCGATATTGTCGGTAGTTTCGTAGGTTTCGTTCGATACGATAGACAAGTGGTATCCAATAGGCGCTTGAGTATTGGGGCTCGGAAGCGCTGAAATATAAAACGGGAAAGCTTCCAGCACGCTGATTACATCAACGTCGGCTGTAGTCATGGCTAAGGTGAGATTCGGCTGAGCATAGACATCGACTGTTCTTTGAGTAGACCAATCGCCGTATACTCTCGTAACGCCACAGGTTCGAACTCGCCATTGAACTTTAACGCCTTCCTTGAAGGTTATGCCGAGATAAAGTTCTTTCGATACTTCATCTTCAGTCCACCGTAAATACCCAGCCTTTGTATCAATCGTACAGGAACTGGTTTTGTCCTTTAATTCCTTATCTGTAGAATTCTTTATGGTGATAGCCGGAGATATGGCCGTACCATTAATAATCAATTCGAGTTCCGCATACGTTTGACTCGAACCGTCCTCGGAATTATGGACCCAATACAAGATGCAATCCTCGCCAACTATAGCCGTCGTGGTGGACGACCAAGTTGTGGGGGCTGCGGGGTCTGTTCCTATAATAATCGACTTGATGGTAGACCAAGCAGAGCTGCCCTTGTCATTGACAGCTCTAACTCGGAAGAAATATTCCCTGCCGGATGCGAGACCAGAGATTTCGAAATGATTGAATTCGATTCCGCTTTTGGTATTGGTTTGGTCGGAACCGTCAAAGTATTCTTTCTTTTCCGCATACTCGATCTCGTAGGTCTTCGCTGTAGTAACTGTCGGCCATTCGAGATATACGGACGTCTCAGATGTCGATCGAATATCGTCGATTCTCGATACTGCCGCCGGCATCGTGGAGACATTAGCGGAATAGTCGGACCAATCACTCTTATCTCCGCCATCCTTCTTGGAATGGGCGTAGCAACGTACCTTATATTCCGAACCAACATCGACCGTACAAGAGAAAGCCGCGTGACCAGTAACAATTTCCATGTCACCGTGCTTGAACACGTTCTTGTTGTCTTTTACGACTTGGAAGTAAATATACGTTGCGCCGGAGATCTTGAGATTATCCAGCGTTGCCGTTAGGGTATAATCCTTAATTTCAACATTGGGCGTTGAAGGGGCGTCCAAAGGCGTTGAGTCCGTCCAGGTCTCAGTATTAGACCAGTCAGCCGTCCAATAAGACACCTGTTTTTTATTGGACTCATACGTCTTCGAAACGGGTTTAACACGAAACCGTACTTTCTTCGCATTTGCAGGGATGCTATAGGTACTTTGTTTATCTTCGGTAGTGCCTTTGTTACCGATGAACCATACCCCATCCCCGGTATCGTACTCCCACTTAACCTCGTAATTCGCGGTGTTGCTGTTGCTCCATTCCCAGGTGGCAAACAGGGTATTTTCGTTATTACTCTGAACGCCAAAGTGGTTAACGGTAGGCTTATTCGAATTATTAGATGCCGTGGGAGTAGATCCACCGGAGCCTTTAGTCAAATATATCTTCTGCTTGACGTAGATGAGATTTGCGTTTGAAATATTGTTTAGTGCGGCAAGCTGCTGATAGGTCTTACCGCCACTTTCAGACTTAAACGCAGAGGCTATTCCTGAAAGCGTGTTGCCTGATACAACAACTACATAAGAGCCAATGGAATCGCTTTGTACCACAAGCTTACTTTCATTAGCCATATATCAAACCCTCCTCTCAATTCTAGCAGCGCGTACCAGGGCCGCTACTGCATCGGTAATGTTGCTTCCATCGTCGTAGGTAACGCCGTTGACGATGTTTGTGGTGTTGCCGATATTATCCAGACGCTTAGCCAACTTGTTGATAGCATAAACAACATCGTCGTTGCTTGCTGTTTGACCGCGCTGATTCATCATGGAATTTACGGCTCCGACGGTGGCCAACACACCGACGGAAGGTCTCAAACCGAGCATGCCATTGATTGCATTCGCTCCAGACCTAACATTTGTCAAATCGAGTACTGGCTTGATTGTGGGATTGATGTCAACCTCTCCGCTAATTATACGACTGACCTTATCGAAGGCATTCTTAAGGCCTGTCTTAGCAGAGTTAGCCATATCGGCACTTGCATCGTATGCCTTCTTCGTGTTATCGATTATTGCATTCACGAAAGCAATGCCGAAGAAATCACCAATCTCATAGCCCACTCGGGATGGCGAATGCTCGTCCAGCTCTCTACGAGCGGCATTGGCGGCAGCGGCAGCCATAGCCTTCGCTTGAGCAGTTGCTTTGTAGCGGTTGGCGCTAATACCATTCGCGAATCCGCTTACCAAATATGCACCTGCCGAGTGGAATTTACTCCGGTATCCACTGATGGCAGACAATGCGAAAGTGAGCGCTGAAGTAAACGCGAGGGACACCCGAGCTTTTCCACTCAAAACACCATTAATGAACTTGCTGATTGTTTCGATGCCGGAGACTTTGAATTGAGCGCCTTTACCGTCTATTGCTTTACTAGCAATATCGATCATATCTCTGGTAGAGGTGACAAATCTGGCCTTGGTGGACTGCATGCCTTTGATGATCGATTCAAACATGTTCTTTCCGACATTTGTGAGCTTTACGGTCGACGTAGAAAACGCCTGTACGACACCGTTAAAATTGACTTTAGCCAAATCATTAACGGCTTTCTTAAACCCTTCCACGCCGCTCGAATCCATACCAACCATACTGTTGATTACGCGGATAAGGCTACGAACCGCAGTCGCAGACTTGTTAATGGAGTCGATACTTACCTCAGCAATCTTGTCAGAATACTTCTTCAAAGACTTGGCGAAACTGTAGATGTTCTTACCAAAGTCGTCGATACCGTCGGTGCCGAAAGAGCCGTCATCGGGAATCTGATTGGCTACAGCGACAAGCCCCTTCGCAGCTCTTACGGAAGAAGTAATAGCAGCAGAATCAATGTCCGCAACCTCGGCACCATACTTCTTCATACATTCGCCGAATTTGACGACGTTCTTACCGAAATCGTCAATGCCGTCTGTACCGAATAGACCGTCGCTCGGAATCTCGCCCGCCATTTTGACCAAGGTGCTACCTGCAGATACAGAAGCGGAGATAGCCTCGGCATTAATGCCGGCAACTTCGTCTGAATACTGCTTCATGGCCGTTCCAAACGCTGCAATCTCGGTACCGAAATCGGCAAGAGAGCTACCACCCTTGAAGAACGAAGCGATTCCGCTTAACAGATCCGCAGCGGTTAGTACCAGGATCGCTTCAGCTAAAGATTTAGCATTGTCGAGCATGGTCGAGTCGAGGGACTGCATTCCGGTGATAAACGGCTGGAGGTTGGTCATGAAATCGCTAAGGTTGGTACCTACCTGAGGCATGGTACTTGTAGCGCCTTCTGCG